GAATAAGAGAATCGTCCTGTCACAGTTCCGCCTTGATCGGATCTAATTTGATTTATGTCAGCGTGGATACGACCTTTATGTTCATGTTTAATTATGGTATCTATAAATGTAGTATGAGCCTTATTAGTTTCTCTAGCCTTAGCAATCATTCTAACTACAGGATGTTCATGATTCGAAATAAAATTTTTAGTAAAAGAAGGTGCCTGTGATTTTGCGGTTCTTTCATAAGGTAAACCAAGTTTGTCAAAAACTTTGGCAACACTTCGTGCAGCCATTAATTGAACCTCTACTCCTGTTTCTTTTTTTATTTGGTGGAGCAATGCTTCTTCTTCTAATGTTAATTGTTGCTTCAATTTATGAGCTTTTTCAACGTCCACTCTCACCCCAAGAAATCTCATGTCTACCAGACAAGGAAACAGATCAGTCTCCAATTCAAAAATAGACTCTACGTCTTGGTGCAATAATTCTTTTTTAAATATTTGCCAAAGTTCTAATGTGAGCTCTGCATCTTTCTCTGCGTAAGATCCAACATACATTGCTGGCAGTTGCCACATATCCGCTTTAGGATCTAATCCTCTAGACTTTGCTTCTTCATTTAATGCAGATTCATTTTTACCATGGCCTAAATAATCCCAAGACAAACTATTTAAATCAAATCTAAATCTATTCTCATCAATCAATGATGCTGCAATCATGGTGTCAACTATTTGTCCATTAATCTTAAGACCCATAGATCTAATCCAACAGACATCATACATAGCGTTGTGAAATATTTTTATAGCATCTGATTCACAAACATCTTTGAACCATTCCAAAGTTCTTTTTCGATCCATGTTTGGCCCTGATCCGTGAGCAATTGGAAAATAAAATTTTCTACCAGGTACAGCAACCGCAATACCTACGACTTCACCATTACCAATGATGGCACCACTGCCTTTAGATTTTAAATCCGGATCTCTTGTCTCTAAGTCAATTGCAATCTCGTCGTATTTTCTTAGATCTGGATACTCTTCTGGTTCATTCCATTCTGTCTGTGCTTCAAATAAAGGTACTTTCATTTTTTTACCTCGTATACGTATTTGTTTTCTATTACTTTAGTCATTTTATCTTTGTTACTAAATGCATATAAAGCTGCACTGTAATCATGAGGAAATATTTCCCATGCAAGGTCTTTCTCTAGTCCAAGATAAATTTCTAAATTAAATTTATTTTTAGCAAACTTAATTGTTTTGCGTACAGTGGACTTTCTTGGCATTACTTTTTCTTTTTCATGTCGTTAATTTTTAACATCTCTAATTGACAGTAGTGTACAATCTTTTTAAGATCTTCAATACCGCCTTTTCTTTGGTACCTACAAACGTACTTAATAACGTTGCCCTGAAAAAATGATAAATCATTCTTTGAGATAAATTCGTAGGGTTGAATTGGAAACTTAGTGTAATGATTTCCACCTACCTGGGTATATTGTGGAAATGATTCTTTAAATATATCTTCTGATGTCATAGTGGATATCCCTTTCGTTCTATTTTTGCTCTCATTAAATATAAATTTCTTTTTGCTCTCGTGCAACCTACATACCATACTCTGTGCTCTTCGTCACGCTTTATTACACTTTTAGTAACAGCTTCTCTTATCTTTTTAGCATTGTCTAATACCACAATTACGTTCTCGCATTCACCTCCTTTTGCAGCGTGAATAGTTGAGACTTTGATTCGTGCATCATCACTTAATCTTTCTTTATTTGACAACATTAATCTTATGTAAATTTTGTCATCAGCTGGTGCATTATCAAAACATTCAAACCATTTTAAATCTTTTTTAAGTTCTCGATTACCCATGTATTCTTTAATGTCTTCTAGTGCAGTGTCTGATACCTCTTCACCATTTAACCATTTGCTATGATTGATAATTGCTTTGTAAAGTTTTGTATTGTAACTTTTTTGATGTTTGTTTTCATAATACAAACCTTTTACTTTTAAAAGATCGCATACTTCTTTAGCTCTAGATAAAGTTCTAGTGAGGATTAACCAGTTGTCCTGGTGAAGATCTACGTTCTCTAAGCTATTGATTTTACTACACAATCCTTCTTCATCTCTTGGTAAATAATTTTTAGTTGCTCTAAGTCCTGCGATTCGTGCAGTGATAATTTCAGATACATCTTGTACTGCTTTTGGAATCCTTCGAGATTTTGATAATACTTTTTCTGCAGCAGGTTCTTTAATGAATCTATCTACGTCTGCTCCGGCCCAACCATAAATTGCTTGGTCATCATCACCAGCTAAATAAATATTTTTTGATTTAGATTTTAGTATGTCATAAAGTTTCCATTGTATTGGCGATAGATCTTGGGCTTCATCAATAAAGACTACATCAAAATTTGGAATCTTATCTGGTTGTTGTACAATGTCATGAATCATATCTGTGAAGTCTACTAAGTTGTTTATGTCTGGATGTTTGTAGACATTGTAGTTTGCTTCAATATGTTTTAATAAATCAGGTTTTACATTTGTTGAATGTTCTCCTGTACAATATTCATCCCATACCGGAATATCTTTTTCTTTTGCTTTTAAAATAATTTGAAAGTATTCGTTATCACAAGTTAAGTAAGGTGAAGCATCAGCATCTTTTTTAGCATTAACTCTTATACTTAATTCTTTTCCAAGATCATTGTAATGATAATCCTGCATAACGTTTTCTTCTCTAAGTCCTAGACTATGAAAAGCTAAAGAGTGTAATGTTTGAAAATATCTAAGTTGTTTCTTTTTATACTTAGGATTTTTCTTCAGCATTCTATCTCTTGCTTCATGAGCTGCCTTACGCGTAAATGCAAAGTAACCTATTTTATTTACCGGAGTGCCTACTCGTATGTAGGCCATAGCTCTTCTAATTAATTTTTCTGTTTTCCCTGTACCTGGAGGGCCATATATCTTGGTAACTTTGGTCATTAAAGAATATCTTTTTTACTCTTCATTGGTAAGATTTCTATTTCATTCTCTTCTTTTGTAAAATTACTCATAGGAATTTTTACACATCTTACAGGATTATTTGATTTTTTTTGCGTAGGTTTTTTAGGGTATCTCTTACCATGTCCTAGTTCAGCTTTGAAAAAATCTATTAACATTTGTCCTGTCTTATCTATTTTAATTTTCCATTCTTTATTTTTTAAAAAATTATAAAAAGGATCATATACAAAATAGGCATAACCATCTGTATCAATTAACGTACTACCACTTCTAAATGCAGCGTCACTTACAGCTGGAACACCATAAACATAATCCTCTAAATGTTTATGTAATATCTCTTTTGGAGAAGTCCCTGGAGGAGCTTTTTGTATTTTCATTCCTTGCCATAGATTGTCTAAAATAGTTTGCATGTCATTATCTTTTATTCGTGGAGGTGGAACAGGAGTATGTGCGCCTATTAAACGTCTTAATTTTTCTTGGTCCATCATATAATTAATATCTTTTGCAATTATTTGTTGCGTAGTTTCACCTTCTACTTTGTCATTGTAGTGTACCGTAAATCTAAATTCAGGATCTGGTACATGAGTTATTTTAATAAGTGCAGATAGTGTTGGAAACCTTTTTACTTTGTCTGATGCTACACCAAACTTTCTTTTTAAACATTCTGACTTGACACACATACTGTTGATAGGTTCTTCTGAACAAGTATGACCTGCAGTATCTTTTTTATAAGCTTTGATTTTTTGTTTTACTTTTTCATCACCCCAAATATTATCATAGACAATATAATTTCTAGCACCTTCTAAAAGTTTTTCTTCCCAGTTGTCAGGGTATTTCTTTTTAGCAAACACCATGTAGTTATAAATAAATCTGTCTCTGTAATCATCTAATTTAGATTTTGATAATCTCTGTAGACATACAGGACCATCTATAAATTCATCTGCACCACCCGTAAGTTCTAGTCTAATTAATTCATCTGCAAATTCTTCTAGTTCTTCTTTTGTTTTTGTGTTAGCCTCGACGACTTTTATAAATTGCTCGAAGGTAAACTCAGTACCATCTAAATTTACACCCACTCTTTCATTACGATTGTAATAAGGTAGATTAATAAAATTACCGTTGATTGGTTTTTGATCTGAGCCTACACCCAGTTGTGTTTGTTTTGGAAATATTTCTGTTGATGCTTTTAAATCAAACGTAAATAATAATTTGTCTAAAAAGTTTCTTACAAAACTTGCTTTGACTGGCTCTTTAAAGAATACATAAATGTGGAGTCCGCCACTCTTAGATTTAACCGGTATTACTGGAATATTTTTTTTATCAATAATTTCTAAATATTTTCTTAAATCAAAATTGTCATACTCATCCGAGTCAATATCAATTGCTCCAAACTTTGCGAGTCCTTCGTCGTTACACGGTTGGATACCGATAGATTTTTTACCTGTAAGATGATCTAAATAATCAGACTCTAATAATTCTTTAGCTGCCCAGCCATATTTTAATTTTAGTTTACCAGTCGCTGGGTCTTTGTATGCAGAGTTTATATCTGCGTAACCATAATCTCTTTTAAGACCTGTAAATATTTCTATAAATTTGTTTTCCATCTTTCCTCTTTAGTAGGGGTGACTCTACTCTCGCTTCGCCACCCCTGTTGCAACATTCCCGG